TTGCAAGCATGGCTCGACTTGTCAAACGATAGGCAATATGTGCCTGCGCTGTTCGATATACCAGAAAGCTACATGCAGCAGTTTTACAATAATAAAGACTATGGCAAGGGCGAAGCGTATAGTCGCATGGTACAAGCAACAAAAACCGCAATAAAGCAAGATATAAACCAATATTGCAAAAATGATATGCTGGTTATTAGCGTGACGGTTTATGATAAACACGGCGAAGAAGTGTATAGGGATAGTTTAGGTGGTTGCGATTATGAATACGTTACTAGCGGCAACGCCTTCTTTGAGAATGCTATGTTTGAAAGCTGCAAAGAAGAAGCACAAAAAGACTTTGCAACCGTTACCCCGCAAGCCATACCGCAAAACTACACGCATGGCGCGTTTATTTAAGGGGGGTAATGATATGGCTATTTTCTTTCCTGTTTTCATCATCCTGTTAAGCTTGTTTTTTACCCTTGCCAGCGGATGCAATATAATCCTTTAACCCTTGCGCGGCTAGGAGGCCACAGCCTAGCCGCGCATCTACCCAGATAGCCCCCCCTGCATAGAAAAATCGAAGGTATATGTATTATGTCTATGTACTCGACCCCACACCCAACTAGCCCAAAAATCAAGGTATTATGAAGATAATTCACATAACAATACTCCACCCTTATGAAGATAGCCCCCGCCCAATAACCAAAACCTAATTAGGTTAGCTCCGAGCTAACCCATACTTGAATAATCTTCACTTTCAGCCTACACTCACAGCAATGGCAAGTGAAATCTCCCCCACAGATGCTTCAAAAGTCCTTACGCTCGCACGTACAGACTTCCGCGTGTTTTTACGTTTAGCGTTCAAAATCCTGAACCCAAACACAGACCTAAAATGGAATTGGCATTTAGAGCTGATATGTTGGAAATTGCAATGCTCGCTGCCTACTGACCATCCCGCATACCCCAACACACCTAACCAAACACCACCTGAGAGAAACCGTAATCTGATTATAAATGTGCCACCACGAAGCCTGAAGACGGAAACAGTGTCGGTGGCGTTCCCTGCATTTTGCCTTGGCCACAATCCGAGCTTCCAGACGATTATTGCGTCCTTCTCAACCAAAGTGTCTGCCAACATTAACACGAAGCTGGCTCGTGTTCTCACCCACCCACTCTACCAGCAAATATTCCCGATGCCCAACACGCCCGTACTTCAGAAGGCAACTGAGTCCCACATCACGACAACAAAGGGCGGGCAAGCACTGGCCACCTCCCCGCAAGGTACTGTCACCTCATTTGGCGCAGATACCCTTCTCGTTGATGATCTCCTGTCGCCCGAGCAAGCCTTCAGCCCAACGGAGCTTGACCGCGCTAATCGGTTCTTCTTCAACACACTGCATCCATCGCGCCTGAATGATAAGGCGAACGGTTCGACAATCATTATTGCCCAGCGGCTACATGAAGCTGACCTCCCCGGTGAACTCCTGCGGCAGAACAAAGACAAGCCCGCGTCCGAACAATTCACCCCCGTCATCCTTCCGGCCATCCACCCCACCGCAGACCCCGCAACCACATACCATTTCTACAATAAAAGCCACACCCAGAACCCCGATGACCTCCTCCACCCCGACAGAGATACACACAACTCCCTCATGGCCATCAAGACTGACCCAACTCGCGGGCCATACACGTTTGCCAGCCAATATATGCAGAACCCCGCGCCGTCAGAGGGCGGCATCATTGACCTCTCCAAACTCACACAGAATACCTATGACCCAAACAACCTTCCCTCCCAGCAAGAAATCATCCGTATCACGCACTCATGGGACACCGCGATCAAAGCTACCTCTACCAGCGACTTTTCTGTTTGCACGACATGGCTGGAAACCAAAACCCACCATTACCTCCTCGATGTGATTGCTCTCCGCTTAGAGTACCCCGAGCTGTACCAGCTTGCCCTCAGCCACGCCCAAAAGCCTCCACACCCCACCATCATACTGATTGAGGATAAAGCCTCTGGGCAGCAGCTTATCCAAGACCTCAGACGCAATACGTCCCTACCCATCAAAGCCATTATGCCGTCCCCGAAGCAGAATAAGCTGACACGCGCTGCGACATCCATACCCGCCTACATTGAGTCCTCCTCCCTCCTCATCCCCCAAGACTACCAAAGCCGGCCATGGTGGCCTGAGATGGAGCGGCAGTGTATGTATTTCCCCAATGGTCGCCATGATGACATCCCAGACTCCCTCTCACAATATCTCAACTATATAAAATCAACCATCCCCAGCGAATACCGGATTCGCGTCCTTTAATCTGGCCAACTGCCTAAACCTAAATACCCCCCTTGACAAACACGAAGAATCTTCGTAGAATACTCACATCATGCCAAAATTAGCAAAACATACCCGCATTGCGGCGAAAGCACATATTGAGTTAGCACATACGTTGACTGATAAACTCAACACCTATTACGATGAGGTGTCAGATGCCATTATCTGTACTGTCCGCCCGCCATTAGACCCCATAACCAAAACAGTCACCGCGTCGAGTCGTCGGCTACTCAATTGTCCTATCATTGGCTGGTTGATGAGTGAGGTTTATATGAGTCAAGAGGAGGTGGCAAACATTCTAGGAGTGACAACACGCAGTGTGATCAGCTACACATCTGGTAAAACCAGCCCAAATAAGTCCTCGCGGATGATATTGGCCTTACTTCACCGTCAACTATCCACCTTAGCCCCTGTGGATGCGCGGAAGTACCCAAAAAACAAGCCAGAAAACAGAGCGGAATGACAAGCCCTGTTTTTCGTGCTAGTCTGCCACATTAACCTCACCATAACCACCAACTGAGGGGTGTGCTTTCCATGTGGCCGTTTTCTAGTTCCCAAAACAATAAGAGCCAACCAAACACAAACCTGAACCCGTTTCAGCAGGGCAGCGATGGCGACGACGATGCTCTCAATCTTGAGCAGAAATCATCGCAGTCCAACTACGCAGCGTTAATGTTTGATGAAGCCACCGGGCAAGTTTATGCTCGCCGTAGCCTCCGCCCAGAACAGATTGTCCGGAACTACACCTCCATTGCCCCCCTATACACGGCGGTCAGTCGGATTGCGAATGCTGTGGCCTCCCTGCCACTAACATTGGTTAACACCGAGACAAATGAAGCTGAACCCAACCATCCTGCGTTTAAGAAGCTCTGCAACCCCAACCCTTACGGGCAGAAGACACGGTTTGAGTTCATCCGCGATGCGATAACGTGGAAACTTCTCACGGGCAACACCTATTACCTGACCACGGGGTTGACCAGCCGCCCACCCATCGAACTTTACCTACTCAATCCAAGTTCCGTCCTGACCGAAGCGCGGAACGATGCTTCTGGCTACCCAGACACCATCACGTACAACCCGTCACAAGCGCCTACCCCCAGCGGCAACGCTAACAGCTTAAACAATCAACGTACGGCGCTGACACAGCCCCTCACCTTCACTAAGCGGAAGGCGACTGACCCTCAGTTCTATGACCAAACCAACACAAGAAGCCTGTACCACGTACACACCTTCAATCCTGACTATGGGAGCGGGGATTTTGAGGGTGTTTCTGAACTATCCTCCCTGTTTTATGAGGTGAGCCATTGGATGCAAGCATCGCAACACAATATTGCCCTCCTTGCTAATGGTGCGAGGCCGTCGGGGGCGTTTGTCCTGAAGGCAAAGGACGGTCAGCCCGCGATGCTGTCCCAAGAGCAATTTGACCGTCTACAGTCCCAGATCAAGAAAAATTACCAAGGAAGTGGCAACGCTGGCCGCCCCCTTATCCTAGAGGGTGGGTTAGAGTGGTCTGAGATGCAGATGACACCTAAAGATTTAGACTTCGACACGCTCAAAAACCGGGCTGAAGAAGGCATTTACAAGGTGATGGGCATCCCAATTCAACTTATCATGGCTGATTCTGTGACAGCAAACAACCTGTCCAACTTCCGGCTAGAGTTCTATGAGAACCGAATCTTGCCTCTCGCCGATGAATTATGCCATCACATCAACCGATTCTTCCTCAGTCGCTACCCCAGCCCTGAAAAATATGAATTTCAAGTCAACCGCGACGAGATTGATGTTCTCATCCCACGCCGCGTTGAGCGCCGTAATGCCATTGAGCGCTCCCTCATTATGACGTTAGATGAAAAACGTAAAATCTTCAAATTACCGAACATCAAATATGGCAATAAAGTGGTTGACCCTAATGGCCGTCCGATTGCGGGGGAAGATGTAGATGTTAATGACATGCCAAGCATCGGCGCGCCTAACCCTGCGCCATCCAAGGACACCCCTTCGGAAACAGTGGGCAACCCAGAAGGTGCAGACACCTAACACCCACTAGAAACACCTCTCCCTTGCAGGAATCGTGCTGTTCGTGGTACGTTGACACAGACTTGACTATCAATTTCCCGCAAGGAGTGCGTCTGTGGCTGATAAAGACACCATTACAAAGCTAAACCCCTATAAAGGGACGCAGTACACCACCGCTGCCTTAGAAGTGAAATCTTTTGAGGAAACGGAAGAAGATGGTCAGAATTTTGGCTATTTCAAAGGTTACGCCGCGACGTTCGGCAACATTGATCGCACTGATGATATTATTGAAGAAGGCGCGTTCAAAACCTGTCTAGGCAACCGCAAGGTGAAGATGTGCTGGCAACATGACATGCAAACCCCCATTGGCTCATTCCCTGTGATGAAAGAAGATGATCACGGCCTGTACGTGGAAGGCCGCGTCAATCTTGGCACAATGATGGGTCGGGAAGCCTACGCCCTCCTTAAAGCAGGCGATTTAGACAGCATGAGCATCGGGTTCATGGTCAAAAATTATGAAATTGATGAGAAAAGCGGTATCCGCACGATTAAAGAAGCTGATTTGTGGGAAATTTCCATTGTCACCGAACCTGCCAACAGTATGGCGATGGTGACATCGGTGAAATCCCTTGAAGATGCAGAAACACTCGCTGAAGTCGAAAAGATTTTACGCAGTAAAGGATTTTCCAAGAAAGAGTCAAAGACTGTG